ATTACTGAATCTACAACACAGGGAATTAAGCTTCCTCTTGATTCTATTCTCTATACTCCATCGGGAGTAGTAGACCAAAATACAGGTCTTATGTTATCTTATTTGCATAAGGCTATTAAGTTAGTTAATCAACTTAAGATGATGGAAGACTCTTTAGTCATCTATCGTATCAGTAGAGCACCAGAACGTAGAATTTTCTATGTTGACGTTGGTAATCTACCAAAGCAAAAAGCAGAACAATACGTCAATGACTTGATGAATAAGTTCCGCAACAAGGTTGTTTACGATGCAACTACCGGCGAAGTCCGTGATGATCGTAAGCACATGTCTATGATGGAAGACTTCTGGATGCCACGCCGTGAAGGTGGCAAGGGTACAGAAATTACTACACTTCCAGGTGGACAAACCCTTGGTCAGATTGAAGACATTGAATTCTTCCAGGGTAAACTATTTCAAGCGTTGAACGTTCCAATGAGTCGTCTAAAAGGCGATGGTGGATTCAACATGGGTCGTTCATCGGAGATCACTCGTGATGAGATCAAGTTCACTAAATTTGTTTGGAGAATTCGTAAGAAGTTCTCTAACCTATTCCTTGATGCACTGAAGATTCAGTTAGTCCTTAAAGGTGTTATCAATATCGAAGATTGGCCAGAGATGGTTCAACAGATTCGATTTGACTTCATGAAGGATAACCACTTTGCCGAGATCAAAGAGAATGAGATTATGCAGGGTAGGATTAATCTACTCACCGCGTTGGATCCGTTCGTTGGAAAATACTATTCTCCATCATTCATTAAACGTAATGTGCTTATGCTTAATGATGAACAGATCAAAGAGATTGATACAGAGAATGAAACACATAATGCAGATACACAAACTGCTGAAGTAAATGATATGTTGGTTAAGGGTAAAGCCCAAGCCGATATCAATAAAATGCAAGATACTGGAGATAAAAAATGAGTACACGTGATTTAGTAGATGCCCTAATTTCAGGCGATTCAATTGAGATTGAAAACGCCTTTGATGCTACTATGGCTGAAAAGATGTCGTCTAGTTTAGACACATATAGAGTTAAAGTGGCGCAGTCAATGTTTAACCCTGCCGTAGCAGTCGAAGATTCAGAATAATTCTAATCTCTATTTGATGATAAATATAATCAATAAGGAACTAATATGGCGGTCGTAAAAAGCTTTTTAAAATTAACAGAGTCAGAGGGTATAGTTAAAGTAGCAGGAACTGCTGGTGCTGCAACCATCAGTCTAGCGACTGACTTACTTCGCCCCACTGAAGCACTCACAGTTGGCGGTACTCCAACTGTTACAATCAGAACTCTCACTTGGAGCGGTGCTGCAGCAGGCGTAATCACAATCACTAGAAATGGTGTGACAGTATTTACACTTCTCAGTGCAGCATGCGGTCAACTAGATTTTGGCGGACAATTTTGTGTCGCAGATAATACAGAAGCAACGTCTGATATCGTTGTAACAATTAGTGGTGGTCAAGCAGAAGTGATGCTTCGCGTGGCTAAGGTGACTGGTTATTCAAGCAAGATTGAAACTGCAGAGTTCAGCGTATATGATAACACCTCAGTGGTAGGAAGCTAATCATGTATTTAATAAAAGAAGTCGTAGAGACCTGTACACTAGTTACCGAGAACAAACTCGGCAAGGGCAAAGAATATTTTATTGAAGGTGTATTCCTTCAATCAGAAGTCAAGAATCGTAACGGCCGCATGTATCCAGAATCTACAATGGATAGAGAAGTTGCACGTTATATGCTTGAAAAAGTAAATAAGAATACTGCTTATGGAGAACTTGGTCATCCAGATTCTCCATCTATCAATCTAGATAGAGTATCACATATGATTGTTGACCTTCGTAAAGAAGGCACTAACTATGTTGGTAAAGCAAAGATCATGGAAACTCCAATGGGTAATATTGCACGAAGCCTTCTTGAAGGTGGAGCAAATCTCGGCGTTTCCAGTAGAGCACTTGGTTCCCTTCGTATGAATAAAGAAGGCGTACAAGTTGTTCAAGACGATTTTATGTTGTCAACGGCAGCAGACATCGTCGCAGATCCTTCAGCACCAGATGCTTTCGTAAGAGGCATTATGGAATCGGCAGAATGGGTTTTTGTTGATGGTCGCTTTGAACAAAAGCATATTGAACAAACTAAGAAACTTATTCAGAATGTTCCATCTAAGCGATTGAACGAGGTTTCTATTCAAGCATTTCAGAACTTTCTGAATAATCTAAAGTAATAAATAAATAATCTAGTTTAGGAGAATAAACACATGTCTATCGAACAAAAAATTGCTGATCTTCTTGAGGAATCAAAGAAGTTGCAAGAAGAACAAGTTGAAGTGGTTGCTGAAGAAGTAGCTGCTGAAGCAGTGGCCGAAGTGGTTGCTGAAGAACTTACAATCGACGTATCTGAAGACGTTGCCGCTTTAATTAACGGCGAAGAATTATCAGAAGAATTTAAAACTAAAGCTGCTACAATTTTTGAAGCAGCTGTAGTAACTCGTGTTAAGCAAGAAATTGCTAAACTCGATGAACAGTTTGATACTAAACTTGCTGAGCAAGTAGAGTCAATCAAAGAGGGTCTTGTTGAAAAAGTTGATGGATACCTTAACTACGTAGTTGAGCAGTGGATGACAGATAATGAGCTTGCCCTTGAAAATGGTATGAAGAGTGAAATCATGGAGAGTTTCATCACAGGTATGAAAGGTCTTTTTGAGCAACACTACATTGATGTGCCTGAAGAAAAGTTTGATGTTCTAGGCGAAATGCAAGAAGAAGTTAGCGCTGTAAAGTCTAAACTCGACGAGCAATTAGCTGCTAATGTTGAACTAACTAAGCAAGTAAACGAGATGAAGAGAGTTGCTGCAATTGCAGAATCTGCAGCAGGAATGGTTGATACCGACGTAGAGAAGTTCAGCGGCCTAGCTGAAGAACTTGCCTTCGAAGATGCTGATACCTTCAAGACGAAACTTCAAACCATTAAGGAAAATTATTTTGGTAAGAAGGTAAGTAAGACTGTTGACTCAGTCGTGACAGATGAACCAGTGCAACTTTCTGAAGAGACAATCAGCCCGAGAATGGCTGCTACTCTTCGTGCACTAGGTAAGAAGTAAACATCCATTAAAAGGAAAATAAAATGACAACACGTCAAGATTTAATTAAAAAGTGGTCTCCAATCCTGGAAGCTACTGAAGCAGCTCCAATCCAGTCTAACTATCGTAAAGAAGTTACCGCTGTTCTTTTAGAGAACCAAGAACGTGCAATGGCTGAGAGCTATCAAGCTCTTAACGAAATTGCTAACACCGGTGGTGCTGGTATCGCTTTGGGCGGTGCTGGTACTGGTAATCCAAATATGGCTGGTTACGATCCAGTTCTTATTTCCCTAGTACGTCGTGCAGCTCCACAGATGATCGCTTATGACATCGCTGGTGTTCAACCAATGACCCAACCTACCGGTTTGATCTTCGCTATGAAGAGCAAGTACTCTACTCAAGACGGCGCAGAAGCGTTGTTCAACGAAGCAGATACTGACTTCTCTGGTACTGGCACCCACGCTGGTTCTAATCCAGTTGAAGGCGCTTACACCAAGGGTACTGGTATGACTACAGCTAATGCTGAAGATCTTGGTGCTGGTATTGCATTCGGTCAAATGGCTTTCTCTATCGAGAAGACCACCGTTACTGCTCAAACTCGTGCACTAAAAGCAGAATACACAACTGAATTAGCACAAGACTTGAAAGCTGTTCACGGTCTTGACGCTGAAGGCGAACTAAGCAACATCCTTTCATCAGAAATTCTTGGTGAAATTAACCGTGAAGTTCTACGTACCGTTTACATCGGCGCTAAAGTTGGTGCTCAAATTGGTACTGCTACTGGCGGTGTTTTCGACTTAGACGTTGACGCTAACGGTCGTTGGTCAGTTGAAAAATTCAAAGGTCTAATGTTCCAAATCGAACGTGAAGCTAACGCAATTGCACAACAAACTCGTCGTGGTCGTGGTAACTTCATCATCTGTTCTTCAGATGTTGCAAGTGCTCTAGCTATGGCAGGTGTTCTTGACTATGCT